AGAATCTTGAGATGGGGTTGTCATGCGCGGAGTCTCTTCCGTGTAGGGTCTTGGCCGGGTGCTTCTAACACCAGACAGCCCCATTTTACTCCTCTGGAATGTGTATTTGCTAGCGAAATGAGAGGAGTGTACGAATGCAGCTATTGAACGGAGACGAGAAAAATCTACAGTCATGGCAGGCACCACCTAGAGAAGCTCAAGGGGAGTACAGGTCTGGGTGGCTAAATGAGCTGACGACTAACGGTGACCAGTGGATTCAATCCCGTCTCCCCAATCTTCAAAAAGACGTGAAACTCCTGATGGGCATCGATCAGGAGAGAGACCTCGAATCGAACATCCTCCAGCCTGACATTCGGACTTTCGTTGAGACCATCTCCGACCTGCGCCAGATCGCCACTCTGGGCGCAAGGGCTCCGCAGTGGAAACGAACCGTTGCGACCTACAACGACGTGTTCAAATTCATCTACTGGGACTCGCACTTCGTTCCTGCGTCACGCAAGGCTTTGCAATACGCCATGCTGGGCAGGGCCTATATGTGGCAGAAGTTCACGCGAACGCATTACGGCCTCGGACCTTCGAAGATCGTCTTCGACTGGATGGGACCACGCGAAGGGCTTCCCGAGCAGCTTCCTCCCGACAATGACGTGCAGGGATGCTACGCCTTCACTTTCGTTCGACCCATGCCAATCGCAGAAGCTCATGCGAGATTTCCTCAATTTCAGCAGTGGCTCCAGCCGATTTCCCGCTATGACTGGAAGTCCTACGGAACTCTCGGAATGCTGCGCAGGTACGATTTTTACGATCGTTTCCGTTTCGGCGAAGAGGGTTGGGGAAATGGCTGGGAAAACAGATTCACAGAAGTCAGATTTACGTTCTGTCGCGACCTGCGAATCAACACTACCGGCTATCGGCAGCAAATGGGCGTCGATGGGACGACATGGGGCTACAAAGTTCCTTCCCTTGGCGATCTGGTCGTCACAGTCAACCCCGAAACTGGCCTTCCTGAGTCCCACAAAGCCACGGTGGACGAAGCGAGAATGTACCCGCAGTTGCGCCTGATGATCCACTCTCCTTCTGTTCCGATCCCCATGTACGACGACACGGCATTCTCCTGGCACGGAGAAATTCCGGCTGTCCAGTACGATGTTTGCGACTGGGCGTGGTCGGCAGTCGGACAATCGGCAGTCTCGAACGTCCGCGGCCTCGAAGTCGCCCGCCGGGATCGCATCTCGGACATCAACACCGTCCTCGCGGTCCGAAAAGACCCGCCGTTAGGTCACGACGTATCGGCCGGCGTCTCCCGTACTCAAATGGACAAGCTCGACCTGCTCCATGCGCAGGGTGTGAGAATGGGGGGCCGCGGAGATCCGGGCAAATGGACCAAATCCATTCTTCCGCCCGAAATAGATGTGGACGAGAAGGATTTCAAGGGCGTAGAACTTCTCTCGCAGTCGATCAAAGACACACTTGGACTGACCGACATCGCTTCCCTGCGCGAAGTGAAGATGAACATGAGCGAGGCTTCCTTCGAGAAGTTCATCGAAAACATCGGCCCGATGGGGAAAGCCATCGCAACTTCTCTCTGGGTTGCGAACTACAAGCACGCCCACATGCTCAAATACAACATCGCGCAACACTTTACGACCGATGACTTGGTTGCGATGGTGGGACCGGAAGGCGTTGGGCTTGAAACCTATGATCATGACCCTCAATCTCTCGTTCCTTCTCATCTCCCCGGCGAACCTGAGTCTGAATCCTCGAAATACGAGAAGCGAGACCGTGCCAAGTGGTTTGTCGAGCGCATGAAGGTCATCTCTACTCCCACGCAACTGCTCAACATCACCCACATGCAGGAGCGGATGCTCTACATGATGTTCCTCCAGCAGAATCAGGCTGTGCAGATGTCGATGTCCGACATCATGGAGAAACTCGGAGTCGAGAACTACGAGCAGTCGCATGAGAAGTGGTGGCAGGAGCAGGTCAAGAACGCGGAGAACGGGATTTCGACGCAGGCGGCTGCGCAGATGTACATGCAGAAGCTCGGCCTCCAGCCCCCTGAGGCTCCCCCGTCTCCAGGTCAGGGAAAGGGCGGCGGAAGACCGCATACCGACGAAAAACCTCCCCATCTTGAGCAAAAAGGCTCGCAGTCGGGCAATGTAAGAGCTGTCTTGAGCACTTCGTGAGGGATCGAATGAGTGTAGCCATCGGAATCGGAGTGATCACTCGCAAGCATATCCAGACTTGTCGTGAAACCATTACTCCAGCTTCTCAGGATCAAGTAAAAGACCTTATTGAAGCCCTGATTTCAATGGCCCGCGTCGAGAAGATAACCGGCCATATTCATTTAGGGCTAACGATGGGTGGAGTGAGGACTATTCACGTCGAAAGAGTTGAGGAAAAAGCGAGCTAATTAAGAAATATTTGACTTTGCGTCGTACTTATGACGTAGAATCCCACTTGAGATTCCGAGTTCACCCTTTTCTAAAGGCTTTGAGCCCGCCTCTGCGATAAGCAGGAGCGGGTTTCGTATTTTTGGGGAGAAATCAATGGCAAAAGGTTTTCAGGTTCTTGGTAACTCCGACAACGACGCGGACGACATGAAGAAGATGCCGAAGAAGCCCAAAGCGAAGAAGGACTCGAAAAAGTACGGCAAGAAGTAACCCAAGGAGATTCAAGCGTGAAGAAAACCACAATGGGATTCAAAGTCAAGAGCGTTTCGGAAGGCGCAGGGCTCAAGGGAGCTTCCAAGCCTTCGTCCAAGCCCTCCGCAGGAAAGTCTTCGATGATCAAAGGCTGCTCGAAGTAACTTATGGCCACTTCAATGCCCAACCCGCAGGGAGCTGCACCGCCTCCGGACCCCAATGCCGGTGCGACCGCCAATCCCTTGCAGGAAATGCTGGCGAAGATTGCCATGCTGCTCAGGCAGTTGGGAAGCCAGAACCAAATCATCGCGGACCAGATGAACACTGCGCAACAGGCCGTCATTCAGGCCCTCCAGACAGTTTCGCAGGCTCAGTCGGGACCGCCTCCACAATCACCGGCACCGCCACAAGGAGCTTAATCCTATGCCACTCACCGTTGCACAAATCGCCGCTGAACTAGGAATCGACCAAGCCACCCTCGCGTCGAAAGCAGAGATCATCTCTCGCTACGACTCTCAAATCTCCGGATGGGAAAAGTCCGCATCCGAAGCCCAGACCACCCTTCAGGAAGCGCAGAAGTTGAAGGCGCAGGCCGAGACTCTTCAGGCCACCATCGACCAGAACATTGCGAACTTCGGCATCAACGAGAGCACAACCATCCAGTTGCAGGCTCATTTGGAAGCCGTCAAAGCCGCTGCGAAGACCTTGGAAGAGAAGGGCGGCGTCAAGCTCGACCTCAATCTTCCCACGATCGGCGCAAAACCCGTCGTCGATCCGATGGACAACCTCAAGGGTCTGATCGTTCAGGGCTTCACGAACATCAACCAGACGCAGGAAGTCAACAACCGCTACCTGAGCCTGTTTGGCAAGCCGATGCCCGACTCTCCTTCCGCACTGGCCGACGAAGCCGCGCAGCGCCGGATGAGCGTGACGGCGTGGGCTGACCAGAAATATGGATTGAGCACCAAGCAGCAGGAAGTGCAGCAGGCTGCGACCGCCGCGCACGAAAAACAGATTCGGGAAGACGCCGTCAAGGAATACCGCGAGAAGAACCCATCCCTTGCGGGAAATCCCGATCTCAACGGCGGATTTCCTTCCAACTATCCTCAAGTCCCCCAGCCTCGCGACGGCAAGACGGTGCGCGAGTTTGCGGGGATGAGCACCAGAGAGAAAATTCAAAACGCGATGTCCAGAGCGAAAGAAGCTGTGGCGTCGAGCGGTAAAGTCTAACACCAGAAAGGGTGATGTTGAATGCCAAACGATCCTCTTTATAATCAACGCGATGCAGTCAGTCGCGAGCTAATCCGCAAGGGGTTCATAGTCGATTGCTTCGGCACCAACTTCCCCCTTCTCACGCTGATGCGCGAAGCCAAGGTGATGGATGTGCTGTTCCAGGGCACCGGAATCCGCAATCCCTACATCTACGACTACGCGCATGGTTCTGCGACGCAGCCGGGTGCGACCATCAACCCGACCCGCAAGCAGATGGTCAACGACTCGAAGTATGACATCCGCTTCTACGAGACGGATCTCGAAATCGAGGAGACCGAGTACAACCTCTACAACGCTCCCGGCGACACGCAGATCGTCTCGCAGGAAGCGATCGACAATTATTGCTTGGCCAAGCGCCTTGAAATGATGGTTGAGATGGACGCCTACCAGCACGGGCAGTGGAACTCCGGTTCTCCGGGTGGTTCGACGGCTGGCGTCAAGACCGATCGGCATCTGTCTTCAAACGGCTTCGACGAAGTCTTCAACAACGGCGTCGATCCGGGTCCGTTCGGCAACTACTACCTACTCACGGGCGGCGTGACGCGCAACGGCGTGACGGGACAGGCCTACAACTCGACTCCTTACTACTGCGGCACCTCGGCAGGCAAGGCA